GCCAAACAGCCAATCTTTTTGCTGACTCAGCAATTAGAGTGGCGAACGCCTGGAGATCTGTCAGGCGTGGGAGACTCCCAGATGCCTTTCGGCATTTAGGAGGTCGGGGTCGTACTAGGGCCAGTTCTAACTGGCTTGCGTACCAATATGGTGTCATGCCTCTGGTGTTCGACCTGCAAGGGTCGATAGAAGCACTAGAGCAGTCCCGTGCGACAAGCCCTCCCCTTTTCAAGGTGAGGGTAAGTCAAACGGAGCGCAATGAGACCTCTGAGGATATAAATCTGTATACCGGTAAAGGTAAACGGATCCATTATCAACAGTGGAATCATCGCTGGCTCTGTTACTATATTGCCGAGAACGAGTTTACCAAAACTAGTTCATCCCTTGGTTTTACCAACCCGATAGAGCTTGCCTGGGAACTACTACCATACAGTTTCGTCATTGATTGGTTTATCAATGTCGGGGACTGTTTGGCTTCTCTTGATACCCTAACGGGTGTCTCGAGAGTCGTGGTGTACAGAGGTTACAAGCTTAGAGAAGATGAATCTGTCTCCTCTGGGCCTGCCCGAAGTACGTACACGAGAGTAGTAACTTATAGGTCGAATGCGGAAGCATTCCCCTATCCACGACTTTCCTGGAACCCGAGTTTATCTTGGCAAAGGATTGTCAGTGGGGTAGCGCTCTTACGACAAGCACGGAGTCTTTAACATGTCCCAAGCAGAAGCCATCATCCTTGACGATGGCGCCGCCACTCCCGTGGCGACCACGTTCTCCCCTGAGAAAGTAACACCGGAAATTTCGGTGTTTGCGGATCGACTGAGCGGGATTTCTCTCGCTTTTCGTCGTCTGCGTTGTGCTTTCAGTCCTTCAACGCCAAATCGCCCGACCAATCGCTCCATGTATGAAGTGATTGTTCCGGTGACGAACGTTGTGGACGGGGTGACGGTAGTTGCCTTCACCATGCGTGCGAAATTGGAATTTGTGCTTCCTGACGGTTCAACCGATCAGCAGCGCAAAGACCTCTACGCCTTCATGTTGAATGGCATGAGCAACGCTCTCGTGAGAGGCAACCTGCGTGATCTCGACCCTCTTTACTGAATTTGAGGGAAGTATCTCCGATTTCCGAAAGGATTTGGAGATTCGAGTCCATGACTGTTCTCGAGATATCGCCGCCTGTGTCCTTGACTGCGTAAGCAGCTTGGGCATGGACGATGAGAACAAGAGGGCAGTCTTGGAATCTGTCATCAGTCGATTAGAAACGAGGCTAAACAATAATGCCAGATTTCGAGTCGACGTTTAACGGAGTCGCGCAATGGGTCGTCGAGTTATCAACGATCCTAATTCCATTTTTCGAATGGAGTTGGGTGCTTTCTTGCGAGTTTGTAAAAGTGTTGACACTCCTCGGAGTTTGGCTTGCTACATGCTTGCCGAATCTGGAGAGTGGCAACAGTATCTATCTTTACCATCTCCTCACCTAGGATCGTCCAGTTTTCCGGATGATTACTTGGTTACCGAGATGATGAAGAAGAACCCACGGCTTCCTGGTCTAGAAGTAGACCGAGAGGCTGCGGCTTTGCTCAAATTCTGGGAATCAGAAAAGACTTGTGCCGAAGCGAATTCTCGCCTAATAGCATTCCAAGAAGGTACCATAGAGGTACCAGGGGATATACGTTCTGTCATTTCGCATGCACAGAACATTATCTCCGGAATACTAGGTCCTCTAACGAGGGCTAAGCTTGATTTCGCAGAAGCTCACTTCCGATTTGGTCCTGGAGCTACCTCTGCCCTATCAGGTAGAGACGTGGTTCTCTCCAAGAAAATGACATGCGATATGCATGTCACACCAAGTCTGTATCCTTACTTACGATCCCTCCTTGGGCCTGTCTGGTCCAAGTGTATCTCGAATCTCGAGGTACGGGCGTATAGTAAAGTTACAACTGTTCCTAAGAGTGCACTGATCGATCGTTGCATCGCCATCGAACCTCATATGAACATTTATGTTCAATTGGGGATCGGGGCTTTGCTTCGCCGGCAGTTGCTCTTAGCTGGTCTTGACCTTAACACGCAGAAGAAGAATCAGGAAGCTGC